AGAGCCCCACCGCCGCGGCCAGGGCCGTCATGCCGAAGCGGCCATCCGGCGTGGCGGCCAGCAGGTCGCGGGCGCGGCGCACGGCGGCCGGTTCGCGCGGCGCGCGGTCTGCCGGCGCCAGCCCGCCCGCGCGTGTCACCAGGAGCGACAGCGCGCGATGGAGCAGCGCCTCGCGGGTCAGCGTCGGCGCGCCCTGCTCGGCCGCCAGGCACGCCTCGCGGATGGCGGCCCACAGCTCGCCATCCTGGACCACCGTCTCGCGCAGGCGCGGCGCGGGAACGCGCCGGCCGGCAAGGTCGGAGGCGACCGCCGCCACCTGTTCCGCCCTCGGATAGAAGCCGCGCGCGCTCCAGGCCCCCACCCGCTCGGCCGGATCGGTTGTGTGCACCTCCTCGGGCCCAACAATGCCGACGCTGCCCGCGGGCATGAGGTGGACACGGCCGCGGTGGAAGACGCGGATCGCGCCCCCCTCGATCGCGCCGATCGAGAAGGTCGCCTCGATATGGCGGGGATAGTGCAGCCTAGCGTCCACCGAACGCGCGACCTCGATGCCGCCGAGATCCGGCAGCGGCAGGATGCGGAGGGGCGGATGGGCCGTCATGCCGGGACCATCCCGAGAGCCGGTGGCGCGGGTCAATGGCCGGTTTCGTTCAAGACGCGGGGCGGTGCCACATGGCAGCTAACGAGGATGGTACCGCTCTCCAGGCTCCCCGCCGGCGACCTCGAGCTGCTGCGGCACCTTGTCGCGGGCGACGCCATGCTGTCCTTCTACTTGGCGCTCGCCGAGGCCGATTCGGCGCGGGGCGAGGACGTGTCCCTCGTGCGGATCGGGCACGCGCGGCGCGGGGCAGCGCTCGGGGCGCGCTTCGACGGGATTGCGGTGTTCAGCACCGTCGGCGATCTGCACGAGGAGGATCTGCGGGGGCTGCTCGAATGGCCCGGCCGGTTGGAGTTGCACCTGACGATAGCGCATCACGCGCAGGTCTTGGCGCTCGCCGGCGATGCGCTCGGACCACCGCAGTCAATGCTCGCGATGGCAGCGACGACCGGCGGCGCGGCTCCCGATCCCGATGCGCGGATGCTGGGCCGGGCCGGGTTCGCCGAGGCCGCCGCGACGATGGCTCAGCACAACCCCGACACGGTGCTGTCGGCCCGCATGGCGGACCTTCCCCTCGCCGCCATCCGCGAGGGTGGTCGCATCGTGGCGATGGCCGGCACGATCGGTGTCGCGGGCGAGACGGCGCTGATCGGCCATTTTCTGACGGTGCCTGAGGCGCGCGGGCGCGGCCTCGCCCGCCGCCTCGCGCTCCATCTGCGCTGGCACTTTGCGCGGTCAGGCGTTGCGCGGCTTTTGCTCACCACGACGGAGGAGAACGGCGCCGCCTGCCGCGCCTACCGGGCGGCCGGGTTCTCCGTGACGGTTCGCCGATGGCAGGTCGGTCGCGACCCCCTCGCTGCGGGTGGCGCGCGGTCAGAGTGACATTACGGCACCGTCCTTTTCCTCGCCTCCACCATCAGCGTCGCGGAGGGCAGATCCACGCTGAAGCCAGTGACGTTGCGCGCGACGACGCGGACGGTGTTGTTGGTCCATACATGCCCTGCCACCTGCACGAAGCGGCTCGATGTGGCGAGCGCGGCGCTGCACAGATCCCCCGGCCGCGCGCCGGGCAGCGTCACGTCGAACAGGTGCTCGGCCCCGGGCGCGAGGCTCGGCAGGTCCACCTCCACCTCCGCGACGAAGCTCCGTTGTCCGGAGTTCGGCATCGTCGGCGTGCCGTTCAGGATGGTCGGGGCGGTTTCCGGCAGCCCGAAGAGGCGCAGCGCCTCGAGCTCGATCACCCCGTCGAAGCCGATGATGCCGATCTGCGCGAAGGCCACGCCGGGGCCAAAGCGCAGCGTCATGCGCCGGTTGAGGTTGGCGTCGTCCATCGGCGCGCCGGCGTTCCAGCCCTTGGCGGGCGCGTTCCACAGCATCGTGGTGAGCGAGGCGAGCAGGTCGCCCGGCAGGTTCTCGCGGATCTGGCCCGCGGCGTCGAAGCAGCGGGCAAAGAGCCGCCCGCCGGCGGCGCCGGAGACGAGCCAATGGGCGAGGGCGAACTCCTTCGCCTGGGTGACGTCCAGGACCCAGCCGAGGCCGCGGTTGGCGGCGAGCTGCACGCCGCGCGCGGTCGGCGTCAGGCCGGTCAGCCCGTTGAAGCAGAAGTCCGCGATAAGGGTGGCCGCGGTGGTGGAGGTGGCGATGGTGCACAGCCCCTCGACGCCGATCTCGGTGGCCGAGTGCCGGAAGGCCTTGGCGCGGACGTTCTCCACCCCGGCCAGGTAGCGGGTGAAGCGCGAGGCCGGCGCGCGGTGGCGGTTGATGACGGCGTTGCCGCAGCGGTTGGCGGTCGGGGTGTAGTCGATGCCGACCAGGTATGTGTTGGTCCAGGCCACGTCGTACTCGCAATCCTGGGCGCCGGCTGTGTGGCGGGCGGCGATGGGCGAGCAGGCCTCCATGCGCATGTTCCGCGCGATGATGGCGGAGCCTGAGGTCTGGTTGAGGAAAGGGATGGCGAGGTTGGACCCCGCCTGACGGAGCTCGAAGTTCGGCGCGTCGAAGACGTGCCGGTTGTGGTTGGTGTAGGCGCCCGGCTCGTTGCCCAGTCGGATGCCGTAGCGGTCCTGGGCGGCGTTCACCCCGGTCGCGCAGGCGAAGTGCCCGCCGTAGTAGCGGACCGAGGTATTCCAGGCCGTCGCGGTCGCGCACCATATGTCGAGGCCGATGCGGCAGTTGACGATGCGCCCCAGCATGAAGGTGCTGTCCTCCACCCCGCGGCCGTCGCCCAGCGTGCGCATGCCGATGGTGAAGCCTTCCACCCGCCGCAGCTCGATCTGGCTCGCATCGACGTTCCGCACGGTGATGCCGATATCGGCCTCGGAGGACCAGTCGGACTGCGTGGCGCGGATGACGTTCAGGCCCGTGTAGAGCTTCTCGCCGTTGCGCGTGGTGCCGCCGTCCCCGAGGACCAGGACCGAGGTGGGCGCCGAGCCGGTGTAGCGGATGGCGCCCTGCATGATCAGGCCGCGGGCGGCGCCCGGCAGGGTGACGGTGCCGGACACGTTCCAGGTGCCGGGCGGGATGACCGCGAACTTCTGATCCGTCCCCGCGCGGTCGAAGCAAGCCTGGATGGCCGTCCGATCGTCGGCCACGCCATCGCCGAGGCCGCCGAAGTCGTTGGGAAGGACCGCCTCGCGGTCGCGCAGATACTTGGCGAGGTCGTTCTTGTTGACGGCCGTGTTGAGGACAAGCAGGTCGTCGATGCGTGCGGGCATGCCGATATCCCTACAGCGCGGTCGCGGTGACGGGGCCGATCAGGGCCGACAGGTTGCCCTGCGGCGAGACGCCCCGGAGCCAGAACCAGCGCGCATCGCCGGTGGCGAGCCCGCTGCGCGTCCATGGCAGCGCGGTGATCGTCGCCTGCAAGGCCGCGGCCGAGAGGTTGTTCGAAGCCGCCTCGAAGACCTGCACCCCCGTCACGCCGGACGGGTAGCTGCCGGTGATCTGGATGCCGCCCGCGACGCCGGTGGCGGCGAGGCCGGAGGGCGCGTTCGGGATCAGCGCCTCGCGCCATCCCGACACCGCGCCGCTCTGCGCCCGCGCGCGCACCCGAAAGGCTGTCGGCTCGCCGGTCGGGAAGACGACATACAACGCGCCGGTGCCGGCCACCACGGCAAGCCAGAACCCCACCGAGGCGGGTCGCGCCTCGACGTCGTAGCCCGCGAGATGCGCCGAGGGCACCGCCGCCCAATCCACGCCGAGCGCAACGAAGACCGGCACGGTGGGCGTGCCGACGATGATGGAGGCGGGGCTCGCGATGGTGCCCGGGCGCGGCAGCACGACCGAGGGGCTTTCGCCCGTCGCCCGCTCATCGACCGCCGGGTTCCACTCCCACACGGCGGCATCCTCCTCCGTGAGCGTCAGGTCGATGCCGCCCTCCGGCGCGAAGCGCCATCCCGTGATCCGCGCGGGGAAGGGCTCGATGCGGTCGATGGCGACCATCACCGCGTCCCAGGGACGGAAGCGGAGCGCGGATAGATTGGCCTGGATGCTCACGGTCCGCTGGCGGCGGTTCCGTTCGAGCTCGATCTTCATGAGGCGCTGCGCCGTCGCGGGCGATGTGGTCAGCGCGAAGTCGAGATCGCGGTAGATGGCCTCGCCCCCGTCCTCGGCGACATAGTTCGCGGCCAGCAGCGGCGGCGCGTCGGTCGGCTGCCAGTTCTTCGCAGGGTCCACATAGACCCCGCGCACCCCGTTGAAGAGATCGCGCCGGGAACGGCTGCCGATCACGCTCACGTCGCCGCGCAGATCGCCCGCCGTGATGGAGGAGGCGGGGATGGCCGGGGCGCCCGCGTGCATGATGAAGCGCCCGCCCGAGACGACCAGTGTGCCCGCCATGGCGGCGAGCAGCTTCCGCGTGATGGCGATCTTGCCCTCGCGCAGGGAGACGCGCCCGTTGACCGTGTAGCGGCGCTCTGCGGTGCCGTCGCGACGCCCGACGATCTCGTCGCAGATGTTGGCCGCGGCCATCACCGAGGGAATGTCGATCTCGTCCCAGGACGCCCGCCAGCCGAAGGGCGCGGTCAGATACCATGCGAGGCAGAGCGCGGCGTTGTCCGTCCAGCCGAAGCCGCCGGTGCGCGGATCGTAGATCGTATCGGCCCCCTCGACGATGGCGGCCATGTTCGGCGGCCCGGAAGGAAAGGCCTCGGGGCGCATCTTGAGCCGGACGGCGATGTAGGCCCGGCCGCGCCCGCGGTGATCGGCGGTCCACTTCCCGCCCGTCTCGGCGACAAGGTTCGCGTTCGCCGCCTGATCGGGGTCGCCCAGATGACGGTCGATCCGGACCAGCCCGCTGAACACAGGATCGGCCTCGGACTTGTCCGCGAGGAACACCTCGCCGATGGAACGGACGCGGTGCCCCGCCAGGACGACCACGGCATGGAAGTAGCCGTCCTCCCGCCCCTCATCGTCGGTGGCGCTGTGGATGAAGACGATGGGGCCGCTGACCTTCGCGCACCCGAAGACGATCTGGTGCTCGGTGATCGCCTGCCGGAAGGACTGCGTGCGGGTCTGGGCCTCGACGGCGGTGCTGGTAGTCCCGCCGCTCGTGTCGTTGAAGTTCGCGCTGCTGGCGGCGCGCGGCGAGGAGAAGATGGCGCCGCCGATGACGGAGACGGCGATGGCGGCGCCCGCGCCGACCAGGGCGCCGATGACGCCGCCGCCGACCGCGGCCGAGCCGACCGCGCCAGCGATCACCGCGACGATGGGGATGGCGGCGGGCATGAGGGCTCCTCGCGGCATCGCGACCGAAGGCGCCGCTGGGGTTGGAACATCCGGCCGGCCGCGCTGCCGCGAGGGTGCCGTCAGCCGATCCTCCAGGCCGCCGCGCAGGAGGCGGCGGGGATGTGCAGGAGGCCGCGCGGCCCGACGAAGGCGGCGCGGCCAGCCGCGACCACGATGCCGAGCCGATCGGGATCGGGCGCCATCACCGCGTCGCCCGGCCGCGCGAGGGCCGGCGCGATGGGCGGGAAGCCCGCGCTGGCCGCCATCGCTTCGAGGCTGGGCGCTGCGCGCCAGGAGGGGCGTTGCCCGGTCATGGCCTCGACGCAGGCGAGCACGAAGCGTCCGCAGTTCCAGCGCGCGTCGTCGAAGGGGCGATGCTCGGCCTCCCGCAGCACCGCAGCGAGCCGGGTCGGCCAGTCGGGGAGCCGCTTCACCGGCGCGGCAGCCTGATCTCGGCGTCCTGCAGGGCCGGCACGTACTCGAAGAAGCGGTCGCCCGGGTATTCGGCCTGCTGGTCGGCGTCGGTGTAGCGGCGCACCTCGGCGCGTTCGAGATCGACGAGGCGGCTTTCGCAGGAGAGCGTGACGCGCGGCTCCGCGCCGTCCACGACCTCCATGGTGTCCATGATGCCCGCCCAGAGCGGGAAAGGGTCGGCGACGAAGCCGCCCGCCTCGTCGAGCAGGGCGAGCCACAGCCGCGCGCTCCGCAGCCGGTAGGAGCGCTCGGAGAGAGCGATGTCGATGACCGACTGCGGGACGGGCGAGAGCGAGAGCGTCAGGCGCACGGCGCGCAGCTCGACCGTCTCCTCCACGTCGCTCATGACGCCGAGGTTCCCGATGCCTTCGAACACGCGGCCGGCCCAGGAGAGCTGCCCGAGACCCGTCCAGACCCGGAAGGGGCCGGAGGCGAAGTCGAGATCGCACAGGATGACCGGCGCGGCGACCGGGGCCGTGGCGGCGGAAGCCGCCTGATCGGTAAGCCGGGGCGTGGCGCGAATGGCCGGATCGGTCACAGGGCCTCCTCGAAGCGGCAGGAGATCGCGGTGAAGCGGCCCGGGCGCGTCGGGTTGACGCTCTCGTCGTCAGAGACGAGGCGCATGGGGGTGGTCACGTTGTTGAAGACCAGCGCCTCGCCGATGGGTGCGGCGGCGCGCAGCGGCGGCGCGATGGGGATGGTCGCCGTGCCCGCACCCGAGGCGACGATGCGCTCCGTCGCCATGTAGAGCCGCCCGCCGAGGCCGATGCAGTCGCCCGCCCCCACGGCAATCGCGTTCGGCCACCAGCCTTGCGTGATGATTTGCAGCGCGCCGCGCGGCGCTCCGGCCGCGAGCGAAGGATTGCCGGACCCGACGACCAGGCCGGTATTGTCCGTGAAGATCGTGTTGTCGGTGAAGCTGTAGGGGCCGGTCGGCACGTCGCCCTGGCTGCGCGGATCGCCCGTGCGGAACTCCCGCCGGAAGTCGCGCAGCCGGACCGTATTGACGGAGCCAGCCAGGGCCGCGAGCAGCCCTTCCAGCACGCCGGCCAGCCGGGCGTTGAGCGGGTCGAAGGTGAGGTCGGCGATCCACCGGGCGCCTTCGCGCCGCAGCACCTGGGTCTGCCGGGTGATCGGCGAGACGAAGCGCAGGGTGTTGGGTTGGAGATAGAAGACCTGCCGGGAAGGGCGAAGCTCGGCGGGCCAGGCGTATTCCGTCATCCGCGCACCGTCTCGTAGGCCGCGCCGCCGCGGCGGATGGCGTCCAGCGTCATCGCCGAAGCCTGCCGGGCGATCTGCGCCCCCATGATCCGCAGCCGCGCCTCGACGCCGGCATCCGCGCCGCGGGCGTCGATGGCGATGCTGGTGTTGATCGTGGTGCCGCCGGGCGAAGTGCCGTTCGGCAGGACGGCGCCTGCCTGCTTCGGCACGAACCATTCCGGCCCGCGCTCGCCCACGATGTAGGGCTGCCCGGCGGCGATCGGCCCGCCCTCGGCGCGGAAGAGGCCGCCGAGCCAGGAGCCGATGCCGCTGAACACGTTCCCGAAGGACAAGCCCGACAGAACGCCGTTCAGCGCATTGCCGAGCGGCTCCGTGATCGTCCGGCGCGCGATGATGCGCGCGATGTCCTGGCCGATCCCCTTGAGGATGTCGGAGAACTTCTTCCCGCGGATCACCGCGTCCTCGAAGGCCGACGAGAAGGTCAGGCCGAGTTCGCGGGCCGTGTCCGAAGTCCGGCTGGTGGCGTCGGTCAGGCGGTTCTGCGCACGCTCAAGCTCGTCCAGCGCGGCCTGGGCCTCGCGAGAGATCGTCTCGTCCGGGATCGGAAACCCGATGCTTTCGACGCGCTCGACGAGCCGACCGAGGTTTTCCATGCGGCGGGCGTAGCGCTCCTGCGCGTCCTCGTTGTTCTGGATCAGCCGCTCGCGCTCGCGCAGGATGTCGTTCGTCTCGCGCTCGGCGTCGCGGTTCTCGCGCTGCGCCGCCGTGACGCGACGGACGGAGCCTTCCAGGCGGCGCAGGGCCTCGTCGCGCTCGCGCGTCGCCAGGGCTTCCAGACGCTGCCGCTCCGCCGCGTCGATGGCGCCTGAGCTTTCGGCTTCGCGCAGGCGACGGATGCGTTCCTCGAACTCCTCCTGGATGCGGAACTCGGCTTCGAGCTTCCGGCGAAGCTCCGTGACATCCTGCTCTGCTCGACGACGACGCGCCTCGGCCGCGCGCTGCGCCGCCGCCTCCCGCTCGGCCTCGGAGCGCTCGGCGGCCTCCCGCTCCTGGCGCTCGATCTCCTCGTTCAGTTCGCGGTATTGCTGGCGAAGCTCCTCGAGACGGCGCGCGCGATCGACGCCGGCCTGGCGCTCCGCGATGCCCGTCAGCCCGCGACGGATCGTGCCGCGTCGCGGCGGCGGGCGCTCGGCCTCCTGCTCCAGGCGCCGGATTTCGGCCGCGATGGCGTCGCGCTGCGCGCGCATGTCGGCGACGCGCTCGCTCTCTGTCATCAGCCCCGCCCCGCGCCGCACGGTGTCGAGCGCCCACGCCCCGGCCGAAAGCCCTTGCGCGAGACGGCTCGACAGGCCGATCGCCTGATCCAGTCGCGCGAGGCACTGGTCGGCCGCGGCCGCCACTGCCCGAAGGCGCGTCCGACCGAAAGCGGCGCGCGGTCGAACTCCCCGTTGACGCGCTCGACCGCGCGAAGCAGCGCCGGGAACACCGTATCGGCGGTGAGCTTGCCCTCGCTCCCCATCTTGCGAAGCTCGCCGATGGAGACGCCGAGCTCGCGCGCGAGACCCTGGGCAAGGCGGGGCATCCCTTCGAGGATGCTGCGAAGCTCGTCGCCTTGCAGGACGCCGGAGGCGAGCGCCTGCGCGAGCTGCTGCGTGCTGCCCTGGATTTCCTGCGTGCTGGCGCCGGAGGAGATCGCAAGCCGTTGCAGGCCGGTGACGAGCCGGAGCACCTCTTCCGCAGTCGCGCCGATCTCGCGCGCCGCGATGGAGAAGCGGCTGAAGGTTTCGGCGCTCTCGCGCACCGCCACGCCGGTCTGCAAGGCGTCCCTGTAGAGGGCCTCATAGACCTCGCCGGCCCGCTCGACGCTGCCGAGTGCGTTCGTGAGCCGACCCATGGACGCGGCAAGCTGATCGCCGGCCGTGACCAGCGCGCGCAGACCGGCCGCCACGCCGAGGAAGGAGAGCGCGCGCGTCGCCGCATCGAGAAGCCGCAGGGACTGCGAGGCGCGATCGGCCCCGTCCTTGATGCGCTTGAGCTCGCGGTCGCCGGCCTCGCCGATCTCGCGCATGCCCTGCTTGACGCGCGCGCCGTCATCGAGCGACAGCCGGACGGAGACGCGCCGGGTGGCGTCAGCCATTCTCGCCGCCTCCATCCGCCGCCGGGGCGCGGCTGCGCCGGGCCGCCTGCCCCAGGTCCACGCCCTCGCGGAACGCCGCGATCATCTCGGCCGCCGCCCATCCGGTGACACCGGCCGCCGCGGCCAGCGCGACGGCGCCGGCCACATCGACCTCGAGCCCCGCCGGCCCGATCCTCGCCGCCGCCGTTCCCGCCCGCCAGACGGCGGCGGCTTCGGCACTGGCGGGGGCGTGGACGGCGTACGGGCATTGGATGCCGCAGTCGCGTTGCAAGCCAGCGCAGCCACGGCAGTATTCCGGGCCAACGCCGAAATGCCATTCGGCGCGGCCCCTCAGCCGTTTCCCTCGGACGCCACCGCCGCCAGCGGACGGGAAATCGCGTCCCAGAAGGAGGAGGCCATGTCGTCGAGGTCCATCAGTCGCTCGGCCGCCTCGGGCGTGAGAGGCAGCGGCTTGCCGGCCGCGTCGCCGACGCCCTCCCAGGCGGTGATGGCGTGCCGGGCGAGGCCCTTGCAGAGCAGCGCGAAGGCGAGCCCGCGCGCGAGGTCGGGATCGAGATCGGGATCGGCGGCGCGCATGGCGCCGAGGCGGCGTGCCGCCGCGGCCTGGGCCGCCGCCATGATGGCGGTGTCCACGGGCCTGATCTCGACCCGCACGCCGCGCGCGAGGTCGATCCAGTACGGCTCGGTCGGGAGGTCGAGGGTGAGCATAGGAGGTCTCCGGACTTGAAATGCACCCCCGCCATGTCAAAGTCTGACATGGCACGAGCACGAGGACGGAATGCCGAATGTCAGCCTGACGCCCGAGCTCGAAGGCTTTGCGGAGCGCTGCGTGGCCTCTGGGCGCTATGGCAGTGTGAGCGAGGTCATGCGCGCGGCGTTGCGATTGCTGCAGCACCAGGAGGAGAGGCGCGCGGCTTTCACGCGCATGCTCGAAGCCGCGGAGCGCGAGGCTGACGAGACGGGCTGGTTCGAGGTCGAGCAGGTCGCCGGCGAAATGGACGCGATCATCGCCGAGGCGGAAGCCAAGCGGGCTCGGAAGCACGCCCGCTGAGCTCGGCGCCCCCACGCCCGGCCATCCTGTCGGCCCAGGCACGTCGCGACCTCGCCGAAGCAGCGGCGTTCATTGCCGACGACAATCCGGCAGCGGCGCGGCGGCTTCGCGAGCAGGTCGTGGCCGCCGCCCTTCGCATCGGGACCTATCCGCAGATGGGCGTCAGGCGCCCTGCCTTGGCGCCCGAGGATGTGCGTTTCCTCGTCGTGCCGGATTTCCAGTTTGTGATCGTCTATCGGGCGACGGCGACGCCGCCACGGATCCTGCGGGTGCTGCACGGGGCCCGCGATCCGCAGGACGCGCTGTGTGGCATGTTTGGCGAGACGTGATCCTCACGAATAGACCGTGCCGGCCTGATCGTTCCTGAGCGCCACGGTCATCATGCGGGTGGCGGTGGCGTTGAATGCCGCGCGGAACTCGAAGCTCGCCTCCACCCCGGCCGGCCCCTCGATCGGGGTCCTGGCCAGCGCCAGGTAGACCTCGTGCAGGGTGAAGGTCAGGCTGCGGTTGGCGTTGATCGTGTAGGCCAGGGCGAACTCCGCTGCCGTGCCGTCCTGGGCCTGGGTCAGAAGCGTCGTGTTCTCGAAGCGGACCGTGATCTGGCCCGTCGCCTGGCAGATGCCCGGATCAACGCCCTCGATGCGGCGGTCGGCGCGGATCGTGCGCACGGCCTCCATGTTGTTCGTGAAGGACAGCCGCGCGGCCGTGACCTGAGCCAGCGGCGCCGCGTTGCGCTGGATGCTCCCCTGCGCCTTGTTGAACAGGGTGATGGTCGCGCTCGTCGGCGTGCCGGCGCCGGTCGTGCCGGCGCGCACGCTGCCCTGCGCCATCAGGCCGAAGATCGCCGTCGCGGGGCCGGTCGGCGAGAAGTCGATTTCGAGGCTGTTCGCCCGGACGCCTGTGCACACCTCGAAGCTCGGCACGTCCGGATAGGCGATCTCGATGGCATTCGAGGGCAGCGTCGCGGCGCCGGACCCGAAGGTATGGATGAAGTTCGGCGAGGTGCCGGTCGTCGTCGGAGCGCCGAGCAGCAGCCGCAGCCAGTGGCCGATGTTGATCTGATCGACGGGCACGACCGCCTGCCCCTGCACGGTGACGGTATCGAGGAAGGGCGCCGCCGCGTCGCGGTTGTTGCCCGCGCCGATGATCGCGTTGTCGAGCAGCGGCTGCTCGGCGCCGAGGTCCACCGAGAGGAAGGGCATGCGCCGCCAGTTGCCGCCGGGCGCGGTGCCATAGACCGTCTCCGGGAACATGTGGACGCGGCAGTTGGCGCCGATCGCGCGGGGCATGGGGAACCTCCCTGTGTCAGGACAGCGGCGTCGCCGCCACGGTGAAGAAGAGCGAGACGGGCATCAGCGCCGATCGCGCGGCGGCTGCGCCCTCGAAGGTCACGTCCTCGAAGTCGGCAGCGCCCGGCTCGGCCCATTCGACCGCACCGCCAAGGGTGCGGTGCGCGGCGATGCCCGCGGCCACGTCCATCAGCAGCGCATCGAGCAGAGCGACCCGCGCGGCTGGCGTCGCCCCGGTCACGATGATCTCGACCTCGGCCGCATGCCGGACGGCATAGGAGAGCGGGGAGAGAATCGGCGTCTCCTCGACAGTCTCGCCATCGCGGATCACCACGATCCCGCCGGGCGGGATGCGCTGCGGCACGGTCTCGCCGCGCAGCACCAGGGGCGCGGGATTGCGGAGGGCCAGCACCGTCTGCAACCGGGCGTGCAGCGCCGCGATGGCGGTCTCGCGCGTGCTCATGCGGCGATCCTCCCGCTCTCGCGCTCCCATGCCGCGACGAAGCGCCTGGGCAGGCGTCGCAGCGCGCGCTCGGCGGTGCCGGCGACATCCAACCGCTTGGCGAGCTTGACCTG